TTTTAATTTGAAAGGGAACACAATTCAGGTGTGAAATTCATCTGGATTGCTGCTTGTAGACCTCCAACGGGGCCTTCTGCTTTACTCAGTAGAGCGATCTAGCCAGTAGTGGATTTACCATCCACTATCCGACAAGCTATCAGTGATAAGATCACTGTCTATCTCCGGTTGAGATAACTTCAAGACCATCGTCACTCTTGTTGCGAGAGTATCACTGTGTGTGTTAGCAGCTCACTCATATTCAAACCGATAACCGAGATAGAAGGTTACAATAATAAAAGACGCTACAATAAATAACATCTTTAAATTACTGCAACCGTCAAAGATGAAACGGAAAATGTGGATAACTCTTCCAGAGCTACCCATGTTTCACCGTTACATCATCTGGATTACACGGAATGAGGAGTTTAAAGCATCGTTTATCTTGTTAAATAAACGTATAGTCTCGCTAGTTAAATCTAACGGGTGGACTTTCGCCTTTCAATATTTGAAAAGGGCGTTATTCCTTACTATTCGTTCTTTAGCCGGATATCCTAAGTCAGAGGAATTAACCGTTCCTATGATTAAGGTAGACTTTACGGGATTCCCTACTATTATACCGCTTCAACTGCGGGAGGCGTTACGCCACCCATCTACAGTTAATGTGGATATAGTGAGGGGTACCCTTTCACTACTTTCTGTTTTCAGAACCTTTCACGTTCCAGTTAAGCCAACATTGGACTCGATTATTCGAGACTTTGATGGTGTATCTAGAACTATCCCGCTTCCTTTATTGAAAGCGGCTGTGAGAGATCTCCGATTCAGATTTCAGTGGAAACCTATCAAAGGTTTTATATCCTTTTCCGCAGGACCAAATGGAAAGGTAGCTACTTTAAGCTCCTTTAGCGATGCATTTGCATTACTAGAGAATCCTAAACAGCTTTTCTACTTCTATTGGATTTGTTTCAATAGTCGTAGTTATGCCTATTCTATCTGGTTAAGTTCAATCTTAATCCTGTGGTCTTGGGTCTATATCCTTTTGCGTATTAGTGGCATGCCACCAATGCGTCTAGGGAAACTTTCGGTTGTATACGATACTGCTGGGAAAGCACGAGTAGTTGCAATAACTAACTGGTGGATCCAAGCAGCCTTGAAGCCCTTACATGATTCGATATTTTCGAATTTGCGTAAGTGTCCTCAAGATGGAACTTTTGATCAAGTTACTCCGCTAAGGAAATTATACCTTAACAGAGATCCTAATCATAAGTTTTATGCGTATGACCTGAGTTCCGCAACGGACAGATTACCTATTGAAATACAAAGTGATATATTAACACTATGTAAAGTAAATGGAAAAGTCTGGCGAAATCTTTTGGACTTCAGTTGGTTATACAGAGGCGAAGAAGTTCGCTA